GTATAAACGCTGCTGCCATGATAGGCGCGAACGATTGTATAACCTTCCGTTTTAGCTGGGCCGGCATCTTCTGCGTGCCAGCCTAACCCGTGGCCGTGCCAAATTTCAATAAATCGGCCTACGGCATCGTTTTTAATTGGTAGATAGGTAAATGTACCGCTTTCAATCAAAACACGCTTATACACGTCATTTTTTGAAATATATGCGTTCTTTGAAAGTTCACGCGCTATCTTATCGCATAGAACCCATGCGTACGCGTTAGCGTTTAAAGAACGCTTTTTAGATTTCTTTGTTAGCGTTACCGTATATTCTGAATTTTCATCAATTTTATTGATTTCTTCATCTTTCGGCGCTGGAATTAGAATGTTATAACCTAACGTTTTAACAACCGCAATTCCTTTTGTTACCCATTTCATCAAATGCGGTCTCCAGCATCTTCATGCAACAATGCTTGTTCGTCATTGTCGTATAAAGTAAAGCCTTTGTTTTCTTCCACCCCATAATTCTTTAACCATTCAAGGGCGGCCACCATTTCAAATGCATCAAGCATCGCAAGGCGTGGTTTCTTAAATTCAGCCGCAATATATTTTGTGATTTCCGCCGGCGGTACCTTTTTAGATTTTTGCAACGCTACAAATTCATCGTACCCTTTAACGTGCGTTTCTTTTGGCGGTTGTTGCTGCGTTTTTGGTTGTTGTTGCTTGCTGCTTTGTGAGTTATCCATAAAATCGGCATCTTTTGTATCGTCAATACAGAATAGGCCATTCAACGCATATTTTCTGGCATAAGATGAAGCTGAGCCAGTAATTTGACTTTCGTCCATACCTTTTTTATCTTTGCTTTCACGCGCAAATGCCGTTGTTGCTATTTCATCTTTTCCGTCCGTTACTTTTGCCGTTGCTTTGATGTAAAATCTATCGCCAATCATAACGATTTCATCACTTAATAACGGTACAATTTCATGTTTAGCACATAGCGGTTTGACCGCTTCCAAAATATCTTCGCAATTTCTATAGTTATAACCGCCGAATTTATTAAACTGGCTTTTCGGCGCCTTCAATTCTGCTTGTATTTCAATTAATTTTTGTTGTAATGTTTTTGCTGACATGCGATCACCTACTTAATATAGAAATTTTGGTTTACTTTAATTTCTGCACCTTCCACCACTTCGCCGGCTTTAATAGCTTTTTTAATTGCAGTTTTATCGGCTTTAATTTCAACTTTTGTAAAGTCCGCTGGGATTACATCAAGGTTAATAATTTCAACGCTTTCACTTTTGCGATAACCAGCTTTAAAGGTACCAACCTCTAACTTTTCAATGCCTTTTTGTTTCATGGAATATTCGATATTGTTTTTTAAGGTTTCAATAGTGCTTTCCTTTGATTTTTTGACCTTGTTTAATCTATCAATTTCGGCCTTAATTCCTTGTATATCGGCTTCAACATTAATCATATATTTGGCCGTGTTTTCGATTTTTTCCTCAATGGATAAATCAAGCATTTCTAATGTGTTTTGAATTGCTTCGATTTCTTCCGGTGTTTCCGCTGCTTCAAGCATTGCGGATAGTTCCGCATAATCTTTGTTTAATGTATAAATGCTACTCATTTTTATTTATTCCCTTTCAAGAACGCAATAATTTCCGCTATGTCATTATTCGTTATAGTTGAACCCATTAAAGAACGATGTTCTCCCATAGTTATATAAATTATTTTGCCTTCATATATTGCGTATACATCATAAGTAAAAAGCGTTTCTTCACCTTTTTCATCGATTTTTCTAACGCTAAAACCGATAGAAATTTCTTTATCTGCTATTTTTTCACATAGTTCTGTGAACATTGCCGAAACTTCGGCTATTTGTTTTTTATTTAATTGCCAGTCAAAGTCCATTTTTTACACCTTGCCACCTTAACGCGCATATGATATTATGCGGTTAAGATGCTTTAATAACTCACTTTTCGCATCTGCCCTTTAGTAATTGCCGTTACTATTGGGCCTTTTTTAATTTATCAATATAGATGCCACTATATAGCAGCGTTACACCTAACAGGCCTTGCAACATTGCTTCATAGAACGTTAGCACGTCAATCTCTAATGATCCGGGCGTACCTAACAACAATACAAAACCTACAATTTTCATAATGCTAGTCATTGACAAATTCCCCCGTAATCGCCAGTACATCGCTGGTGATTTTTTTTATACTATTTTTTAGTTTTGCATTTTCGGTTTCTAGCGCTTCACACTTCTTTTTTAATAATCTGTAATTGAATGTATTGTATTCGTCATTTACCATAACTAAACTGTGAATTTCTTCAACGCTAAACAACAAACCGGGTAGTTTTTCAATAGCATGTATAGTGCCATTATTTTTTAAGTTGTATACCGACGATTTAGAAACGCCCAAAACTTCGGCCACTTCTTCCACGGTATACGTTAGTTTCATTTCGTAACCCCTTTCATCAATTCAGATAAACCACAATTAAAGAAATGTGCGACCTTTACAAGGCTGCTAAGGCTTGGCGATTGTTCACCACTACGCCAACGGGAAATAACACTTTCGGAAATTCCCGTTTCTTTGGATAGTTTATAAGCGGTAACACCATTGCTATCCATGAGTTTAAAAACATTTTTTGTTACTGTTTTTATGGTTTACACCCCGCTTTCTAAAATGGTATACTTGCGATATAGCAAGTGATGATTTTCGACGCCACACTTGCTATATCAAAACTTCAAGACACTTACGATTTCATAAGTACCTTATGGCTATATTGTACTTCCGTTTTAGTAAGTAGTCTAGTAAACACTTTTTAAAAATGTTAAATAGTCTGTTTATATTTAGCGAGGTACATTATGCTATACAACAAAATCGAGGAATTAATGCGAAAAACAGGCGTATCAGCATATCAAATTTCAAAAGATACCAAAATTCCGCAAAGTGCATTTTCACGTTGGAAGAAAGGAGAAAGCAATCCTAGTTTAAAAAATATTAAAATATTATCGGAATATTTCGGTGTTCCAATAGGTTATTTTACTGACGGCGTAGAGGGAGCGCCTAAAGTCAAAAAGCAAGAAAATTCTATTGATTTAAAGAAAATTACGGATAATGCCTTGATTTGTTATTATGGTGATCGCGAATTGACTGCATCACAAAAGGCTAAAATATCCAAAGTATTAAAAGCGGTATTAGACGATTAATATATTCAAGGGGAATTGTTAGCATGTTCAATATGTGTTCTTTTGTCTTAGATTTGATTAATTCGCACGGCTCAAACGAACCGCGCCACATAGCAAGTAAATTAGATATTAAAGTTATATATAAACCATTGCCGGCTTGCGTTAGCGGTATACAGATAAAACCGGAGATAAAAAAGGCTATTATTATAAATAGCCGGTTAAGTAGGCGCCAGCAGCGCATGGCGTTGGCTCATCAATTAGGGCATATATTCCTTCATAAGGATTATGATTTATTTAAGGAAATAGATGTGGATTTACGCGTAAAGCTAGAACATGATGCGGATACATTCGCGCATATATTGTTAAATAAAGGGGTTCAAAATGGAAAAGAAACATGCAATTAGTGTAGCTTGTTACCAAAGTATTTTTTATTTAATTATTGGCTTGGCGTTAGGCCTTATTCCGTGGCAAGAACATCGGTATATATTGATGCTCATATTAATGGCCCTATTCATTGCTGCGCATTACATAGCCAAATATTCATTAAAGGAATTAGACGATGCAGTTCAACATAACCATAAGAAAAAAGGATAAAGGGTATCAATGTATCGTTTCATACAAGGACGGCAACCGCTGGCGCCAAAAGTCCAAACAGGGTTTTGAAACACAAAAGGCCGCCAAAATACACGCTCAAACGATCATTGATAAACTAAAAAAGACTATCACCGCAACCGATGATAGTCTTAGAAATATAACTCTTATTGATTTTTTTAACATTTATATTAGAGAAAACAAGCCGCGCGCATTTAATACGTACCGCGCTTATGTGCGTACGTTCGATATATTCAAACCTATATTTAGCGAAAAAATTGCGAATATTACGCCGTATCAAGTGAAACGCATATTGAACGATACAACATACGCAACGGCTTCCAAAAACCTTGCCTTGGGTATAATTCAGCGTTTATTTAGTTATGCGGTATATCAATATAAAATAATTCCAGTAAACGAATTAAAAGTAATACCGCGTTTTAAAAATAATAAGCCTATTAAAATAAAGGCGTTATCAGATATAGAAATAGAAACATTTTTAAACGCCGTAAAGGATAGAAACTATAAATACTATGTTATATTTTCTATTGCTGCCTATACCGGCATGAGATACGGCGAAATTATCGGCCTTACTTGGGAAAATGTTGATTTGGATAACAACATCATAAACGTAGTGCAGCAATTTGGGGCGATTGATTACAATAAATACGCATTAAAACCGCTTAAATCAAAAAATAGCTATCGGCAACTACCTATACCGCCAGTATTAGCAAGAATATTGAAAGATTACAAAGGAACATATTCAACTGGCCGCCTTTTTAATAATAGAATTAGCAGCAGTTGGGGCGCATCGCAAATAATGAAAAGTTTCTTACCTAATAACTCCATTCATGATCTACGCCATACATACGCAACTAAATTATTATCAAACGGCGTAGATATTAAAACAGTATCCGCCCTATTAGGTGATAGTTTACCGACGGTATTAAAAACATACGTTCATTTTTCAGATGATATGCGATTAAAGGCAGCCGATAAAGTTGCCAATATTTTTGGATAATTATTTTTGCCGAATTTTTGCCGTTGATATATAAAAGTGCTTTAATTAAGTCATTTTATACGCTATTTGTTATATCTCATTTATTATAACATATAACCTAGTAGTTAAGCTTCTAGACCGCGTTATATATAATAGTAAAAATGCGATAACAGATATAGTTATGGTTATGGTTATTTTTATATCCGTTTTAAATACCTAATTTTAGGCAAAAAAAATAGCACCTCTAAAGGTGCAATAAAGTTGGTGCGGGAGAAGGGACTTGAACCCCCACG